TACATTATCCATACGTATTCTAAAAAATACAGTATACGTAATTACATATAAGATATAGATAAAGAACTATACTATACGTTAAAGAATATAACTTCAACTTTTACTAACTAAAAGATAATATAAAGTTAATATCCTTTTCAATAGGTTCTTGTTATTTATAACTAAACAATTAACAATGAACTTAATAGAGATACTATACTTCACAATATTCCTTTTACCTGTCATATACTTCATAGTGTATACCATAGTGAAAGACAGAAAAGAATACAAACAATTCCATAAGACTAAAAGATTATAGTAAGTAAAAATACTTAAGACTAAATCTACTCGTTCATAGTCCTACACTCCGTTCCGGAATTCACTCATAGTTTTATTCTTAACTATTTTATAGTATATGATATACAGTAATTTCCCCCACAATATAACAACCCCCTTTTTATGGTAGGTCACTTAAGAGACCTTACATATGAAACCCATATATGTATTCTTTCACTAAGGGAATTATCCATATGTTTCTCTATATAAGATACGAATAATATATATGTAATTCCCCTATATGAAGAAGAATAAATGTATATATGTCAGTCTGTTTTTATAGGTGTATATTGGGGACGAAGTCCCACCTTCTCCCACCTAAAATAATGACTTAAATAGAGAGTATATAAGGGTTTATTTTTAGTAGGTCTTAGTGGTCATACACATAGATTTAGAAACCCATTTGTAGTCCATTTATATACCTCTTACGAGGAGTTGAAGTGGTACTCTAAGACACTAAAGTGTCCCACTCGCTACTATACCTTTACTACCCTAATACTCTGGGATATGTTAATACCTAATTAATCACCTCTACAGGTACCTACAGAAGGGTAAAAATGGTCTTTACACTATAGTGGGCAACAATAATGGAACACAATTGTGGGAGAATGTGGGAAATAGTAGTAGTCTAAAGTGGGTGAAAAGGATTATCCCCATCGTGGTCCCTGACTGACATTCTGACAAATCCTAATAAATTAGTATAAAGTTATTAACAATTTTCCCTCTGACAGTGTGTCAGGGACAAGTTATAAAAAGTTATTAACAATTTTAATAGGGACCATAACTAATGTTTTATTTATTTTTTTGTTAATAAGTTTATTATTGGGTATGGAAAAGAAATATTTAGAAGGAATCGGAGTAAAGGTTAGGGGTGAGGACACCCATTTTGTTGTGGAGTACCATGATGAGGTATACAGTGGGGAATGTATATATGAGGTTGTAAATTTAAAGGGGAAGAATAAACCCATCAATCAGGTTGTGTATGTAATGGTTTCATCTGAGATGGGGGATATCATTTCCGGAATAAATGACAGACATCCTTTAAGTGAAAGTGATATGGTGGACCTCACCATGGAGATAAGGAATGATTCTCTAAATGAATTAAATTTATATGTTAGAGAGATAAGTAAGCCAATTGGGTCCCCAAGTTAGTATATGTATATTGTATAGTAAGTTCAGAAATATTTTAATGACCAATATACTCTTGGGGACCACTTCAATTTGGCTCCGATGGATAAAGAGGGTGAGGTCTATATGGAGATTCCCAAAATAAACCTCAAGGGGAGTTGGAACAAACTTTAGTCTATGAAGTTCACTTTCAAGTTCTCATCGTAGGTATGTCTAATTTTACCTACTCTAATATACTTTCTGTGAGTTGCATCAAAGTATGTTCCCCATTCATCCTGAATTAATTGTCTAACAGTTTTATTCATTCTAACAACAGACCTCCACCCGGACTTAATTGTGTATTGGGGTAATCCCTTAACGTAACGTCTACCGTATGTTAGATTTTTGGTTTCAACGTTCAATGTAAATTCCTCGGTCCAAGTATTATATGAAACCCCATAGATTCGGTAGGTACCATCAAGGTCATAATATCTCTCAACTAATTTACCCCCATGTTTGTTTTTACGAAGGTCCTTTCGGATGAGCTTCGCAATCTTTTGGTTAATCGTATATCTTGTGTCGTTATTCATATGGCTAATATACAACTAATAAATCAATCCACCAAATATAATGTTGGGGAAATAAAAAATTATATTATGGTCACATTGTCATAGGTTTTATTTGGTGGAACCAAAAAATTGTTGTATCTTTGTGTTGACGCCTTGGTTTGTATTTTCCCCCACACAATGGGGCACCATAACAAAGATACGAAGAATAAATTTAATAACCTAATTAAATGGGGGGAAATATATAATATATAAGCAGGTTGGAGTCTACTCTTCCACCCCCGAATAAAAGGTCCGCCCCTGTTGGGGTTTCCCCCAATCATAATACAAAGATACGAAAAACATTTGAATTAAAAAAATTGTTTATTAATTAATTTCGCCGTAACTTGCGTTGATGCCCCAAACAAAAGGGGGGACCAAACAATAGAGCACCATAACAAAGATACGAATAATATATTAAATAAAAAAATAATAATAGATTTATTTTTCCCCAAAACAAAGAAGGGAACAATGGGAATCAGAAATACCGTCAATACGACGGTACTCCTTACCACACCCATCACATACATGAACCTCATCCATAAGCTGATGGTAATACTTCTTACCCCTACCAACTCTAAGATTAAACCGGAGGTACATGATAATAAAAAATACCAATAGTATAATATACCACATAGTATAAAATTATTTCTTCTTTACCTTATCATATCCCCACATCACAAGTAGACCTATGATTATCGCCTTTATAATTCTCATATCAATTTAATTTATATTAGTTATACAATCCCCACCAACCAAAAATGATTCAGTCCCACACTCAAGAACTATATTGTGGTCCGACAATTCATTGTCACCAATTCCTACATACGTGAATACTGTCTCACCATTGTGAATGTAATCCATACCTACTACTAAATCATTTAACCCTATCATATCTTTATTATTTAATAACAAATATACAACTAATAAATCAATCCACCAAACATATTCATAACTAATTACAAATAAAAAAAAGTTATCAACTGACAATGTGACAATTGTTAATAACTAATCCCCATATAATTTGGATATGTGGAATATACATCAGGGAGGGGGATATTATTTAAATGACCTAAATACTCCCCTACCCCCCGGATATACCCCCCTATGGGGGCCCCCTCCCCCGTATCCCCCCTCCATATAGGGTTTCGGAGGGTCAAAAAGGGGGGATAATCCCTTTTGCAGTGTTTGTACAAAAAAATTCTAGAAAAAAATTTTAGGAAATTTTTGGGGAAAATGGACCCCTATACTATAATGGGACTATAATGGACGGGTGTAATGATTACCCTTGTTATATGTACGAGGGTAATTGTTACTCTATATGTAAAAATAAATTTTCAGAAAAATTTTAGGGATTAATGGGTATTTATGTATATGAATGTAAAGATACCTAAGGATAAGTTTGAGAATATAATTATTACGTATTTGGATAGGGATGTTGAACCTGATTATTCGTGGGGTCCTGAGTTACATGATTTCTACAGGGAGGATATTGATAAATATGGTTCGTATGACTTTATGGTAAATGACATAGCTTCTTATTCTTATTTTGGGAATGATAAACAACTTTTAATTGAACCTCATCTTTATGAAAGGTTAACTAATTTATTTGGGGAGTTATGGATTCCTATATTCAAGAGATGGTTTGAGTATAATTCAGGTCTTGAGGTAGATGATGTATTTATCCTTGGGGACGGGTTCCTAGTATAAACAGTGTTATAAGTCCCAACACTATAATGATATTTATTATTGTATAAATTCTTTCTTCTTTCATATTGATATTGTTAGTTCTCTATTAAACCATCCTATAATAAATTCATAGTTACCATTGAGGAATCTATTGTGGGTTATTTTTATGTAGGGTATTAAGTATATTTGATATTCTACTTTATAGACTTGTATTTTCATCATATTTATTTAACTTATATTTTTTCTTTTTCCCCTCAATTCTATTGTTTATATATTCTTCATCGTATCGTTTTTCTACGATGTTTAACCATAACTTGACATCGGCAATTTCATCTTGTATCTCCAATGTAAATTCCTTCTTTGGTTTATTATAGTTCTGAAGTAACACTGTGGCCAATTCATTTAATTCTTCAATCAACTTTAGAGTTGTTCTATCTTTGGTCATCTTATATGGCATGGTTTCATTTATTTTAGTGGGGATAATTTTTCAATCTCTTTTAGTATCTCTTCAGCTTGGGAGTATTTCTCATCACTCTGTGTTCTGTTTATCTTTGACAGGTGGAATGCCTCATTCAATAGAGACCTGTATTGTTCTTCCAATTTTTCTAATTTACTTTTTCTTTTAAAGAATCCCCACATATTATTTTGTTTTTACTATATTAATTTTAAATAAACTCTCATACCACTGTTTTACATTGTGGTCACTAACATATTCATTAAACATCCCTTCAATTATATCCCCTTGTTCGCTTACAGTTGGGAACATCTTTAGGTAAGTCATTTGGAGTGCTTTATTGAACTCTTCAATTTCTTGAATTGTTCTTACAATCATAAGTTCGTTAATAACCTCATTTATAATATGGGGATTATCTTCATAGTCGTAATAAATATGTTTTTCTTTTTCCATTAATCTTTATTTTTGATTATTGATATATAATAATAATCCCCCGTTTGTTTGAAGGTGTTCATTAAGAATGTTCTAACATCTTCATCATCATATTTTTCAAGTAGTATATCTGCGTATCTGTGTTTTGCACTGTCCCACACATCTTCCCTTGTTATGTTCTCTATTAATAATTCTTTTTTTGATTTCATCTTTGTTTTGAATTTAATAGTTCTTCGATATGATTTGAAAAATCAACGTAACTTGTTTTTCCTCCAATGTTCCATGTAGTTAATTCATTGATTGTGTATTCAACATCATAAGTTTTCCAATCATATAATGTAAAGATATCTCCATTGAATTCAAATACCCATTCAAATTGAACTTTACCATCACCACTTTCTTGATTAAAAGTTGGTTGGCCAAAAGTCTTGATTAAATCTGAGTATTTTGTGTTGTGTAAATAACCTTTAAGTGAGATTCCAGATATTACGTCCAATGCGTATTCGGTATCTTGAAGTTTTTTTAAATAATTTTTCATGTTTTTAATTTGTTATACTATTGTATGACTTCTTAGACTACAAATATACGTTATTATTATTGTTAATACAAATCTTTATGCCAATAGGTGTACTATATTTTTGTTTATGTTTAATTCCCCCGTATAGTCGTTGAAGTTAACCCCATATCCATATACTCTACATCTTGACGATATTGATTTCTTTGACGTATTCTTTATTCCTAAGAATTCTGCCATTTGTTTTTGTGTGTCAAACCATTTGGTTGTGCTGATTGAAATCTCTATAGTGTGCATTTGTATATGTTTTTACTTGTTAGACTACAAATATACGTTATTATTATTGTTAATACAAATCTTTTGTACTAAAAATCCCGTTTTTTTTCCGGAACCGGAATCTCACTTCGTTCGTTGAAAAACCCCCCGCCCCCTTTTTTTGGTCGGTTTTGTCTCCGGAACCGGAATCTCACTCCGTTCGTGAAAAATCCCCCGCCCCTTTTTTGGTCTCATTAATTGGTTTACAATATATTTATATACATAAACAAAATATTAGTTACTAAATGCCAAATCCAATAAAATATAATAGTTCAACTGAAACTAACGCTTTAAATGTCGGTAACTTTTGGATAGGTACCGGAGATGTTGATAAGGGACCCACATCTGTTACAGGATACTATAACGGAATAACTCCACCTCCTGATGGTTATGCTATCTATGTACATAAAGCAAATCAAGGTCCTTCAATTCGAATTGCTTCTGATGATTCTGAATTGATTGAAATTACAAATGATATTGCACGTGCTTCATATACTACTATAACACAATGTTTTAATTACTTTGAAGGTCAAAATGATAAAATGGTGACCCACCAAACTATGAATTTTAGGATAACAGATGGATTGGTTTTAGATTTAGATGGTAATAACATTCCTTCATATCCTCATAATGGAACTACTTGGCACGATTTAAGTGGGGGTGGAAATAACGGTACTTTAGTTAATGGTCCAACATTTAATTCAAATGGGTATTTTAATTTTGATGGGACCGATGATTATATAGAATTAGGTTCAAGTAATACCTCTTTAGTACAAGGAAAAACTGAGGTAAGTATGGGTATTCTTTTCAAATTAGATGATACAGCTTCTTTAAGAGGATTAATAGGTACTTTAAATTATGGTTGTGGTCAAAATTTAGGTTTAGCAGCCCATTTTTCTAGTTTAAATTTTTATAATGATACAGGTACTTGCTACAGTGTAAATGTTGGAGGTGTTGAAACAGGAAAATGGTTATATGCTGTAGGAACTTATGATGGAACTACAACAAAAGTTTATCTAATTAAAGATGGTGTACTTAATCAAGGTAGTGGAGCTGGTACTAAATCAGGGGCAACTAATATTTTCTCATCTAAATTTAGAGTAATGGGTCCTAACCACTCATATCGTACTAATGGGCAATGTGCTAATGCTTTTGTATATAATAAAACATTAACTGAAGCAGAAGTCCTCCAAAACTACTACCAAGGACCAATCGTAACTGACGGGTTAATTAGAGCATTAGATTTTTCTAATTTAATGTCCTACGAAATTGGAAATAGTAGTGGTTATGATTTAACAGGAAACGATACTTTTGATTTATTTAATACTCCCACCCCTGTTACTGATTTTGGAGGTGGGATTAGTTGTAATAACACTGATGAATTTATTGCCTTAGCAGACAAAACACCTACAGATTATGTTTCTGTTGAAGTATGGTTTAGAAGAGATACAGCTGATAGTGGTGAGAATATTATTTTTAATAAAGAAAATAGTTGGGAAATTAAGGAACAAGGGGGTAATATATACTGGGCTGTGAAGGCTAATAATAAAGGTTGGTTTTGGTATGATTCAACAGCTAATATTGCTGTTGGGGAAACTATTCAATTTGTATTAACATATGATGGAAATTATGTTAAATCCTATAAAAATGGAGAATTAATCCAAACTTATACTTATCCAAGTGGGGGTGTTTTAGCATCACAAACAAACGCTTACCCTAAATTAAATAGTAGGGCAACTAATAGAACATCACCAAACAGTTTGGGTGATATGACTTACTTCCAATTTAGAATTTATGATAGAGCTTTATCACCTGATGAAGTGTCAAAAAATTATCACGCCACAAAATATAAATTTAATCACACATAGAGAGATTTAGTTTATTCTTATAAAACGTTCTCTATTAATATTCCATATACCTCACTCCTTTTTTTGGTAGATTAAATATTATTCACTATATTTGTAATATGGAATACACAAAAGAAAATTTAAAGGGATTATCGTTGGTTGAGATTAAACAAATCTGTAAAAGATATGGACTTCGTCGTACAGGGTCAAAAACCGTATTAATTAATAGTATTATAAAATACACGACGGAACCTGAGGTTACCGTTAGTTTACCTACAGAATATAAACCATCTCCGGGTAAGAAGGTTGTTGGGGTTATTATGGGGGACACTGAAAAAAGTAATCAGTTAGGTAAACTACGGGAAAAAAATAAAGTTAAAACTTTATACTACTCTATGGGTGTCCACTATTATGAAGTAGATAAGGAATTTAAATTTATGTAAAGATTTGGAAATACGATAATAACTTATTACCTTTGTGGTATACAAAAATAAAAAGAGACAATTATGGCGGAATTTAAAAACAAACAGTACATGTTTACCTTTGAAGAAGGTGGTTGGAATACAGTGTGGGCCAAAACCAAACGAGGAGCAATTAAGGCGGCTCTTAAAGAATATGAAAATTCGGATACTTTGAATCCTCGTGTCGATTCTGTACATTTAGCCACTGAAGAAGGTCTACGTACCGCCATGTCTCTTTTTTATTAAAAAAAACAAAATGAAAAAGATTACAATAGCACTACTTTTATTAATGAGTATCAAAGGATATTCACAATCTTCAACTGTTGGATATATTCCATCGACTAAATCGATTGTGTTGTGTACCGATAATATTAATTTAACTACAGAGTATAGTCCGTTTGGATTGTACACTATATGGGGAGGTTCGGAAGAATTAAGTCCATCCGATTATCGGTACGCAATTCCTGATACGTGGGGTGTAAACGTGGGATTATTTCAAAATGGTTTGAACATCGGTGCCGGTGGAACAATATTGTGGTCAAACGGTGGAGATGACTACAGAATAATCCCTAACGTCCTAATTCGTTTTCACCCTTTGAAAACAATAACTCAGAATAACCGTCAAACAGATATATCTTTGATGTTGAATATATCTCAGGGAGTTCACTTTGGTATCGGGTTATCATTTGGTAGATTACTAAACGCCCTTTAATATATACTAAATAACGGAATAATATGTCAAACTGTAAAGAATGTCCGTGGGTTGTTAGAAACAAACACAACGATAATATTGTAAGGTTCTCTAAAAGAATGAACAAACCTCACAACTGTCATATGGTTAATGGTGGTAAGGACCTTTGGAATATAAATGAGTCTACTATGTGTATTGGACGAAAAAAATATGAAAGTATTAATAACTAAATTTTATAAAAATGAAAATAAATAAGGTAGGTTCTAAAGTGGTAATACCAACTATAATAATATTTAAAGACTTTGTAAGTTTACATTGGTGGTGTTATGAGGTAGTTTTATTTGAAAGAAGGTATAAACATTAATTATATTACGTGTTATTAAATCGTTTTAATGTTTGTTAACATAAATGCTACTGTGGTGGAATTGGTAGACACGTTGGACTTATGGAAAATTGAGTGCTTAGGGGGAAACCCTTAATGTAGAACCTCTCAAATTCGGGGAAACCTTTAAAATGGCAATCCCGAGCCAAGTTTCACGTTTTAGTAAACACATCTGATTGTTTTTCTGATTTGTTTATATTTATTAGTATGATAAAAATAAATGATAGAGAAATAATTAAGGCCTGTGAGGAAGAGATTACTATGGCAAGAGCATCATCGAAGGTAGGATTACACTACAATACGTTTATAAGACATGCTAAACGTTTAGGAGTGTATAAACCAAACCAAAGTGGAAAGGGTGTACCAAAACCCAAGACCACCGGTAAAATACCAATAGATGAGATTCTTGCAGGTAATCATCCACATTACCAAACTAATAAATTAAGAAAACGATTAATTAGTGAAGGTATAAAGGAATTGAGATGTGAGGTATGTAATGTTACTGAATGGAATGGTAAACAACTCAGTTTTGAGTTAGACCATATAGATGGGGATAGATATAATCATCTATTAGATAATCTTAGAATTATCTGTCCCAACTGCCATTCACAAACAAATACATATCGAGGTAAAAACGTGAAAAAGGTGTAGAGACTTGACGGGAGGAACCTGTAAAATGGTTAAGAGAAAGTCCAGACCCCAAACAACGAAAGTTGGTAACGAAAGTTATAGTAGGTAAGAAAATCCAATGGACAGTAATGTCCGTGCCGGTTCGATTCCGGCCAGTAGTACTAAAGAGAGGTGGTGAAGCTGTAATAGATGATGGTGTTAAAATGACGAAAAAGGGTTTGGAGTAGTCAGAGCGTAAACAAATCATCTATCAGGAACCCCGAAAGACCCGAAACCTCTCTTATTTGCTCCGTTCGTCTAACGGTTAGGACATTAGGTTTTCATCCTAAAAATAGGAGTTCGATTCTCCTACGGAGTACAATGGACTCGTAGCTCAGTTGGATAGAGCATCTCCCTTCTAAGGAGACGGTCGTAGGTTCGAATCCTACCGGGTTCACCATTAGGACTTTTAGCTCAGTTGGTTAGAGCACCGCACTCATAATGCGTAGGTCGATGGTTCGAGTCCATCAAGGTCCACAAGTGAGTTCTTTGACATAAAAATTAAATTAAAAAACAGAAATTATGGAAATAACATCATTTATTTTAGGTGTATGTGCGGTCATTATATTAATAATGGTTGTGGGTACGTTTGTGAACATTATGAAAACAAAGTCCTTAAAAGAGGAAATAAACCAACTGAATCGAGTAATCGAAAATCAGTATCACGAGTCTGAAAACACTCGAACTGAACTCTATAACCATGTAGGTGAACTACATACTCAAAATGAGAACAGTGTAAATGAACTCTACCGTCATATTGATAGTAGAGTAGATAAGTCAGTAAACGCAATGAGTGAACATATCTCAGAAATTTATAGACAAATAGATAAACCCAAAAATTCCGTTATTAACGGGTAATAAATAAACCGTTAAAGAACTCACTTTTTAAATTTGCATGAAAAAACCAACATTAACCTTAAAATATTAAATTAATGTTGGGGTTTTCACGCATTTACCATGTAATATTTAAAAAAATAAACTATAATAATAAAAAAAAAGCTATGAAAAAGACTGACAGACCACAATGTGGGTGTGGACAAACAAATGACCCTAATGGTTGTTGTGATGGTTCACACCTTAAGTAAAAAGAAAACCCTTACGTTATGTGAGGGTTTTTTTTATGGTTATGTAGTTGACATTAAATTATTTTATGGTTATTTTTACTCTAAACAATATCAATTATGTCAAAAATTAAAAATTTATTAAAAATAATTAAGGATAAATTTAAATCACCTGTATTTGTCTCAGCATTTTCGGTGGTAGTTATTACTTTTACGTTATTCGCATTTGTATCACCGTATAAACTCAAAGAGATTTTTACTGTAAAATACGTTGTTGTGGGTGAAAAACTTGAACCTTCGAGTAATGTAGTTGTAACAGACACAATTAAACACTATGAAATTGATTTAACCTCATTAGATAGCATTAATAATATTTTATATTACGAAGTGGTTAATAATAAACTTTATTTATACACTAAACAAGACTCAATTAGTGATGAAATTGAAAGATTTAAGTATATTCAGAGTTTAGAATCGACGGAAGAGTAAAATTACTTTAAAAACTCTTCCACTTCTTCCTTTGTCGGATATCCCAATTCTTTACCACATATTTCACAATATGTTTTCATCGTATTTGTACCATTTTCGAACTTAACTTTTCTTTTTTCGTGTTTACAGTTATCCTGTAACGTTTGTTTTTCCTTATTTAAAACGTTTATTTGATTATTAAGAATATCTATTTTTTGTTTCTTATCATCTTCCATAACGTACTTTTTTAATTAATTATCCGTATAAAACGAAAAATGGGTACTCAACTTGACTATCCATTTCACTAAAGATAAATATACTTATTAATTGTTTCAAGGGGATATTGTATAAAATTGACAAATAATGAGTTGTTATTATAATATAATTTCACGGTTATACAGTTCTTTTTTAGTTATGGTATATTTATATATAAAACAATTCAATTATGAAACATTTATTAAATGATATTAGTCAAGATGACAAAAATTCAATTTTAGAACAACACGTTGGTGGGATTAGAATCGAAAGTGATAATTTCTCAAAACTTTTAAATAAAAAACGTGGAAATGTTAATACATTTATTATCGAAAATGAGAAAACAATAAACGAGAAAACAGAATCTATCACGATTACACCTAAACAAATGAAAATGTTACACGATGAAGGTGAATGTAAGTGTGGTGAAGTTACACTTAAATTTCCATCATATAAAAAATAAAAAACTATCTTATATTGAAAAACCCCTTCGTTAATTCGTTGGGGTTTTTTTGTTTACGGTGTATTTATATATATGAAAATAATCATTACAGAATCCAAAATTAGGGATATTATAACCAAATATTTGGATAAACATTATGATATGGATTCTTTCCATCTGTTCAACATAGAATCACCCCTTGATGCACGTAGATATTTCAATAGTGAGGTTGATAAGTATGGTTCATTCGATTTTGACAATAATAATCACACATTTTGTACTTATTACGGTGAATGGGACGGTTATGACTACATGTATCACTTAAAAGTGGACACACACTTCTCCGAAGAACTTAATAGTTTATATAATGATGTTTGGATTCCGGTTTTTAAAGATTGGTTTGAGAAAAAAACCGGATTAGAAGTTCGAGAAATGGTCGTTAACGATGAAATGGTACGTTTCGATTAAAATTATCACTTAAAAAAGAATAAAATTATTTGGTTATCAGTATGGATTAACTATATTTGTAATATAATTAAAAATTCGATAAAATATGACAGACATAAGAAAAATAGATTATTTATTTAAGGGAGAATTCGACGTTAATTCAATAATTAAAGAGTTAACGAGCGATAAATACACATATCGAGCTTGGAATGTTACAGAATTATATAACTGTTCGGGAAAAGGTTTATTAATAGGTGTAAATTGGTCGGGTAAAATGTATATTGTGATAACTAAAGATGAAAGTGGTACATATAACATAAATTATTTGGATAATATGTTAAGTTTATTTTTAACTCAGGATAATATTACCTCAAATCAGATATTTGACAATATTAATACTCTTTTTAAGAGAGTTTATACAAATAAAAGGTTTCAGGTATAAATTTTTTGTAAAATTATTATATTTATTAGAAAAACAATTTAGATATGGGAATGAGATTTACAATAACAGAACAAGAAAGACGTGACATTAGAGGCAAGTATAACTTAAGGGAACAATACTCCGAAGATGGCGAGTTAGATATTAATAAGTTAGCTAAAAAGATAGTTTTATCTCAAAAATTTTCTGAAGTGTTAGGTCAAATGGAATCTAGTGATTATAGTGACGAGTTTGAGTTCGGTGACAACTTTTTATCAGAACTATTAGATGATTATGTAGATTCCGATTTTTATGATGACCTATATGATGTAGTTAAAATGGAATATGGTGATACTATTTTAAATTTGTATTTAAGTGATAACGATGAGGATGGGTTTATGTAATCTTTATAGTTTTAAATACCGGAATGTAGAAATAAAAATTTTTAAGTGAAAAAAGAGGATAAACTATCCTCTTTTTTTTTGTATTAACTTTTTATTTTTAAAAAAATACCTACATTTGTATAAACAAAAAATATTATGAGTAATAACGAAGAAAAGGCTAGATTATACGAAAGATACATGTACGATTACGATAAAATAAGTAATGAAATAGGTGTCATTAAAATGAATAACTTTGATTTAACTAAAGATGAAACAGATAAAATTAAAATTTTAGAACAGAAATTATCTATTATCCGAAGTAGAGTTGAAATGTTAGGTTAAAAAAAAAATATATGGTTAAATATAGAAATAGGTATGGAGATGAGTACACATTTACTAAACAAAAAGATGGTAATGTGTTATGGGAAGGTGATTTTGAATACATGAGAGCCGGAGATGATTTTATAGACCCATCGGGAGGTCCTTTTATTAAGATTGGTCAAATGTTATCTCATGTTATTCATGGTGAAGATGAAATGAATGTTATAGTAGAAGGTTTTACTAATACAGAAAAAGGTATACTGATTAATACAAAACCCCATAAATTTGACGTAAACTATTTCACCCATTTGGAGGATAGAGATATAATTGGAGGTATAATTTAGAGGTTAATATGAAAATGATTTAACCATATTGTTTTGAAGATAGAAGATATAGATAGAATCATCGAAATGGCTTGGGAGGATAGAACTCCTTTTGAAGCAATAGAGTATCAATATGGGATAAAAGAAAATGAGGTTCGTAAGATTATGAGAAGTAACCTAAAAGAATCATCTTTCAAAATGTGGAGGGAAAGAGTAAAAGGTAGAAAAACAAAACATAGTAAAACAAGTGAGTCAAATAGATTCAAATCAAAAAATCAGAAATAATGAAAAAACAAAAGGCTAAAGTTTTAAACGCAACACTAAGGAAAGAGAGTGAAACATTCAACGGATATTTTAAGTATGAGGTTGAAATTGAAAATGAAGATTTAACTACAGAGAAAGTACCTGCGTACGGTAAAGATTTACAAGACGCATTGTCAAGAGTCGTTCACGACAGGAGAGTAGAAAAAATATTGCCGGTGGTTAAAAAAGTACCTGAAGTAGTTTGGGTAATCGCTTGGTTCATTACATTTACCGGTATTACTATTTATACAACAACTCATATGGAATTATTTGGTGAATACATTGGGTTAGTTTATTTAGGTGTCTTATCCTTAACGGTGTCCTTATGGTTAGCGATTAATAATTTTTTTACAATTAGAAACAGAAAAAAATAAAATTTATAAATTATGGAAAATACTGAAGAAATATTAAAAGATAAGTCTAAAAAATATTCGATTAATCAAGGGAGAACAAAGGAATGGGATTCCAATGATTGGCAAGGTAGAAGTGAAAGGCAGGTTAATAATAATAATAAACTATTAGGTATTTCGTCTATAGCTTTATTTATTTTACTTTTAATTCTATTAATATTCGTATGAGAAAAACACTATTTAATATTGAGTGGAGGAGAGCCATATTAAAGGCTATGGTTAGAGAACGTAAGTTAACTCCTGTAGAGAGAATGTCTAGTAGAATTGGATATATGGGTGCGGGTTTGTTAGTTGCGGGTCAGTGGACACTAAACCCATTTTTATTTATATTTGGATTCATATGTGTTATGATTCAAACAACTGTTCGTAGACAATGGAATTTAGTGTTATTACAATTAAATGGTTTGATAGCGTGGGTTATACACCTGATAACTAACACAAGAATACAATAAACCCCTCAATTGAGGGGTTATATTTAGTTAGGGGATTTAAGCCCTTCTACGTCTTTGTATTGTTCGTAAAACGTATCGTACATTTCTACTATATCATCCTTATATTGAATATCCATAAACTCATTCTTACCTGGCAATGTTAAGTTAGACTCTGTACGGTACCCTACCATCATATCCTTTAACTTCTTCTCAAAGTCTACCGCTCCTTTGGCTTGTAGTTTATTGTCTCTTACAACCTCTATAATGTCTAAAGTATTCTGTCCCGCATATCTCTTCTCTCCGAATCTTCTTACAACATCATTCTTTGTGTAACCCACCTTTAACATATCCTCACCGTTCACTTTCATATGAACCAAATATACTGTGTGTTCTCCAAAACAGGTATCCAATCTATTGTATAAGTAATCGATAATCTTTGGGTATGTTGAAATGATTTCATTAATCACTTCTATCTTCTCTTCCTCATCCTGAGTTTTAGAATTCTTATACCTCTCGTATAAACTAAGTTTATCTTCTTTATATTTATACCACATCGGATTTGGTAACTCACTATAGTGGTCCCACATTTCCTCTTCTACAATATCTTTTTTTCCTTTACTCATATTCTTTTTGGGTTAATTAGTACAAACATACTCATTAATTTTAAAATAATCAATTTAAATGGTTTTTTATTTAACTAACTATTTATAGTAAAATATTTTATGAATAAAGAATCATTAATAGAATCTAAAATAAGTGAGACCGGATGTAATTCGATACCTATGGGTCTCGAATATAGGTTTTGTCACTCAATCGAAACTCACTTAAGAAGAAAGAGGTCGTTATTGAACTTTACAACACGTAAAATAAGTGAATACGCTAAAGAATATCTATCAGAATATAAAGAGGGTATTAGGTCCATGAAATATGAAAAAACTTTAGATTTTTTTAAAAGTCGTCAAGCTATGGTTGAGGTAGCTATGGATATGTTTAAGTACTGTGAAGGTATAATTAAATATATTGAAGACCATATGAAAGGTTTTATTGAAGAACATGTTATAATTGACTCCGACGGAGAATGGTCGTATTTAAATAAGTTAAATACCAACTATTCGGCCTTGGCTTACTTAATAACTAAATTAAGATTTGATAAAGATAATATGTTGGATACCGACACAATAGTACGTAATTTTTTCAATTACGATGAAAAAACCGGAATAAGTCCTTTTATTGACTTTATTGATTCCATAAAACCTAGTGTTGAAGCAGAATCTAATAAAATAATGAATCAAATGGGTAAAACCATTAAGGCGACCACTGACTATGGTAATAAGGCTGAAGAAGATGTTAAAAATCTTTTATTGGATGAATACGTTGATTCAGAAATATACGACTTCACAGGGAACTACTCATTCATAGATATGATGGGTATTGATGTTGCAATTAAGAAAGACGGTAAATGGATACCAATTCAAATAAAGTCTAATCCAAAATTTTGTGTTGGGTTAAAAAATGTTGATGGGTGTGAAAATTGGTGTGTTTCATTAAATGGTAAAAAACTAATAATAAATAAGTATTAAAAATAACATAACATGAGTTTTAAATTAAATGAGAACGAAAAACGTCATATTTTAGAAATGCACGATAAAGTTAGAAAAGAGAAAATAAATGAAGATGATGGATATGTTATCGATAAGAAATACGTAGACGGAACAAAATTAAGGGCTTCTCAGAATTTTTGGGATACTATTAAAAAAGAAGAAGGTAGTTTAAAGGAAAGAGGTAAACCGGTTTTAAAGGCATATAAGTTAGGTGATGGTAGAGTCACCATTGGTTGGGGTCATACAGGAGCTCTTTCAAACCCAAAACCCAAGGTCGGAGATACGATAACCGAAACAGAAGCTCAAGAATACTTACAAAATGATGCGACTGAATCGGCTAATTGTGTTAGGAGATTTTTATCTGAATGGAAAACTGACAAATCTATCAAAAATAATCATATGATAACTCAGAATATGTTTGATGTGTTAGTTTCATTAGCATTTAACGCGGGTTGTCAAGGGTTAAGAAAATCTGACTTCATACAATTAGTGAAACAAAAAAAATACAAAGAAGCTGCTGAATTATTACCGACAGATACTACGATGATTAGTGGTAAATTCAGTAAAGGTTTGACCAACAGAAGAAAAAGAGAATCTAAGCTATTTTTAAAGTAGTAAATCTTAATTACTATTTACAATAATTTTGTGGTTTGGAATATTTTACTTATATTTGTAGTATGAAAAGAGATATACTAACAACCAAAACAAGTACTAATTACTACGGTGATTTAGAAACTGTTAAGATGATTAAAGGGGAATTCTTCGAAGATACTAACGAAATGGTTCGTAGTACTTGTGATATTGCGAAAAACGAAAAGAATGATTGTGTTGTTAGAGCTTTTATGGTTGCATTTGACATACCATATAAAACATCACATTCTTGGGTAAAATCAAAATTTAAAAGAAAAGATGGAAAAGGGACTTACACTAGTAAGTATCTTAAAGGTGTGATGGGCTCCGTTAAAAATGGTAAGAGAACTTCTCTTATGGGGATTAGCCCAAGATATAAAGGTTCTTATTCTCACTGTAAAGGTAAGACTCTAACTAATCCAACGTATAAGAAACCTACAGGGTATACTGTTAAATCTTTTATGGAACAACACCCTAATGGTCGGTATGTTATAATCGTTAAGGGTCATGCGTTAGCATTAGTTGACGGCGTTTTATATGGTAATTCGTGTGAACAATATGATGGGTTTCGTAGACCAATTCATTATGTTATTAAGGTAAAATAATGGTGAGAATTAAAAGTCGATAATGTCTAAATCGTATGCGCCACTAAGTAGTTTCTCACCATAGAATATTTCTTTAGATATATCGTCCAAATCATTCCGCAGATAAGCATTATCTATTGTTTTTCCGGCTATATCAGTTGTACCACCATCCCCAGCAACATCGAATTTACTAAAAAATTCGTATAAATCAACTTCTATTTTCACAAAAGGGTTTTCACTTTCGGACCCATAAAAATAGTACCTAACTTCAGTTAAATCATCTAAAGGTACATTATAGTTGTGATTTATATAACCACGTAGTTTATTAGTCATTCGGTCCAATATTTTATTTATTGAGTTAAAATTTATATATTCAACATTTAAATGTATTTGACCATCAGATAACCCTAGTAGACCATAGATAACATCTAAAGTTTCTTCAAGTTCATACATTGAAGATTCGTAACTTGAGTTATAACTACTACCCACAGGCATAAACTTTTCCAAATCGACGTATACCGTTATATTAACGTATTTTTTATAAACATCGGCTTGATATTTAAAATTCCAATCTAAGATATTAACACTATATTCTATGTCCGATGGGCCAAATATGGAAGTATCTAAAATCTTTTTTATTATGTCTAAAGTAAGTCTCATAAATATAAATATAATAATGATAGTAAATTATAATATTAATTGATATTTATAAAAGATTAATATATTTAAAATGAAGAAACTTACAAAAGAACAAGAAAGGGGTGTTGATTTAGTTATTAAAGCGATGACTAAATCTTTTAGTTTTATTAAGGGGGGTCAAGTTTCTGAAACTTATGAATTATACGATGGACTATTATTCATAGATTTATTCATAGATTTTTTCGAGTTAGCAGAATTAAATAATACTGAGATAAGACCCTTTTGGGTTGATTCTTATGAGAAATATGGTAAGGACATGTTACGTTCTACTACGTTATTCTCATATAACGATAGTGAAGATTTTTCAAAATATTATTCTATAAGGGATGATATTAAAAATAAACTAAATACTTTTTATGATTTTTTACCGGATAATATGTGTGCAGAATCTAATTTGGTGGGGTTATTTGATGAAAAAACCACAACAATTAAACCAAATTTAAGTGTTGGGGAATTCCAACAATACAAGTAATATGGATTATATAGTAAATGAAGACCAATTGAATAGAAGTATTGAAAAATACTTAAAAACTAATTATCCTGATATAGATGATATTGAATTTGATACTGTTACTCTCGGTGCTTGGACTGATAGTTATGGTAGAAAAATGAAAATGAATCGAAGAACGATACCTAAACTTAAAATAATTTTTAAGGAAGACACCATACCTTATAGAAATGATTCTAGAATGCATTTGAAATATGGTATTCAGGAAGAAATTAAAAATTTATTTGGATTTGAAAGTAATGGTATTATACTTGAATTTTATTATATAAAAACAACTGTAGAAAATTTTTAAATATGGAAGTATTAGTTAACAAAAAACAATATGGTAAATTTTTATCTATCGCTCAGGATTATTTAGATACACTTGAGTTTGATGAAGTATCAAATATAGAAATTTTACCACCTAACCACTTATCTGATGAAATGAATGTTGATACACCGTTAGGTGGTTTTTCACAACCAATTGTTGTAATATATTTTCCTGTACCTAAAGGGAGAAATTATTTTACATCTAGACAAGAAGATATTATGAATGAGATATGGTTAGAATTATATAATTTGTTGGGTATTACCTCTGAATTACGTTCTGTATTAGAGTTCCGTGATATTGATTAGATTAGTCCTTTTCAAAAAAAACGGATACTTATAATAAAACAATTATTATGGAAAAATTAAAAAAATTATTTAATGGAATAAAAAGTTGGTTAATATCTAACGGTGTTGAAGGTATATTAGGTCTTATTTTAGGTTTAATATTGTGGTCTTTCGGATATAAAATATTCGCAGGGTTTTCATTCGGGGTATTCGCAACTAGAAATTGGGATATATTAGTTAATTTTATATCTAAAAAAATAAAAAAATGAAAATGGAACAAGTAATGGGAATCATTCGACACATACTAACTTTTGTTGGTGGTGTTGTGGTCGCTAAAGGTCTCGTTGACGAGGCATTAATTACAGAAATAATCGGTGGTACTTTAACCCTTATTGGTGGAATATGGTCGATAGTTTCTAAAATTAAAACTGAGAAATAGATTACGAACTTATTTTAGTTTAAAGGTCTTAAATAAAAAAACCCCCTACTAAGGGGGTTTTTTATTTTACACCTATGAGTTTCGTTTCATCACCTCTTTTTTGTAATAAGAATCAAAACCCTTCATCATTTCGGTAATAGTTGGGTTATTATCAACACCAATTACATTATCAATCAAACCAAACTTTTTCGCCTCATCTGAATTAAACCATTTATCATTACGTGATAATTCGTAAACCTCATCAAAACTCTTCCCTGAATTTTGAGATAATATTTTAAATAACATATAGTTATACTTTTCGGCTTCAATTTGGTTAATCCTTGTGTCTTGAATATTACCTTGAGTACCATGACTAACCATATGGGTCATAACCTTAGAAAATATTAAAGAATTACGTTTACCTTTTGTACCTGAAGATAATAATATTGAGCCCATAGATGCACACATACCAACATTAGTAGTGGATATATCGGATTTAACATAGTTCATTGTATCTCTAATACCAAGACCTGAAAGTACACTACCACCCGGAGTATCTAAATATAGATTTATATCTTGAGTGTCCGTAGTATCTAAGAACATTAGTTGAGCCTGAATTATCGAAGCCATTTTACTATTCACATCACTCGAAACCCATATAATTCTATCCATCATTAATCTAGAGAATATGTCTAATTGTGTAGCTCTCATTTCTCTTTCTTCTAAAATGTAAGGAGTCATAGACCCTTTAACTAATTCACCATATTGGTCCATTTCCAATGAAGAAATTTTATGGTCACTCATTGCATATTTTTGGAATTCTTTTCCGTAATTCATAATTTATTGTTTTATGTGTTTATTGATTTGAATACAAATATAATTTAAATAAAACTAAGTGACAAATATAAATTGTGTTGATTTATTTAAAATTTTTAAATATATTTCTTTATATTAAACATAAGATATAAAATGAGTAAAATGAGTAAATGGTTTATTAAAGAGAAGAAAGTTAAAATAAGTAAGAAAGATTTGTTTCTTATTCCAACAATAAAGGTGTGGTATAGTAAAAGAACGTTTTTAGAAACAGGGGTTTATAGTCCAGCGTTAGGTATAAAATTTCACTTATTATTAATTGAATTGTCAATATCGTTTCAAAAAGGATATTAATATGTCAGATAAAAAACCTGATTTAGTTGTATGGTCAAAAGAAAAAGGATACTATTCAAAGACTTCGGAATACCCCACTAGTTTAGGGTCCGCAGTTTTTGAAGTACCTAATGTACCATTATTTAGAGAAAAGTCATCTAAAAAGATGATGGATACGTTTAATCAGGAGAAAGATGAAATTGTAGAACAAGTTAAAAAATTATATGAAGAATATAATGATTCTATTATGGTTTGGGAATCTAAATTTAGTTTTGAACCAATAGTTGGTAAATCGTATTTTTTATATAACTTTGGTGTTGAAGACGTTCTATCTATAATATCACCTAAGGAATGGGATAAAGAAGAATATTTTTTGGGTGAATTTAAGTTAAATAGTGAAAATAAATGGTTAAGAAAAAAATAATTAAATGTTATGAGTAAAGCAGAAATAGTAGAAAGATTATTAGAAAATAAACATATCACCGCAAAAGAGGCGGTTATTTTGTTAAAAAGTGAGAGAACTAGTATACCAATGTATACACCAAATCCTTACTATAGTGAACCTAATTGGACCGGACCACCACCTATTTATTGTGGTAACGAGGATAAACACGGAAAAGGAACGGATTAATATAAAGAATATGAATAGATTAGATGAACAATACAGAGCTATTTTAGGTGAACTATTATATAATGGAAAAAAAAAGGGTGATAGGACAGGAACAGGTACCTTATCTAAATTTGGGATGCAAATCAGACATAGAATGTCGGATGGTTTCCCATTATTAACCACAAAGAAGATGGCGGTTAAAACAATGATGACTGAATTGAAGTGGTTTCTAAAAGGAGATACTAATATCAAATACTTAGTTGATAACAATTGTCATATTTGGGATGGTGATGCTTTCAAAAACTATATTAGTAAAACTAATGAGTATAAAGGTAATTGGCCTGATACTATGGATGAGTTTATTCAACGAATAAAAACCGATGATGAGTTCGCTATGAAGTGGGGAGAGTTAGGGCCTCTATATGGTAATCAATGGAGAGAGTGGGGTTCTAAGTATGAAACAAATAACATATTAGGTACACGTAAAAGAGTTAAACCCGGTATTGACCAGATTGTAAAACTTATTGATAATATAAAGAATAATCCTGATAGTAGAAGATTGATGGTGTCAGCTTGGAATGTTGATGAGATTGATAATGTAGTTCTTCCTCCGTGTCATTATGGATTCCAATGTTATGTAAACGATGGTAAGCTATCTCTAATGTGGAATCAACGTTCAGTAGATACATTCTTAGGTTTACCATTTAATATTGCATCCTACGGTACTCTATTACTCTTATTATGTAAAGAAACAAATTTAGAGGCAGGTGAAATAATTGGGAATTTAGGTGATACTCATTTATATTTAAATCATATGGACCAAGCTAAGGAACAAATAAATAGAAACTCATATGAATTACCGACTATCGAACTATCGAATGTAGATATACTTAATGGTGAGTTTGATTACGAAATTAATAATTATGAATATCACCCAACAATCAAAGCACCTTTATCAAATTAAGTGGTGTTAAAATAAATTTAAAACCTTAAAACAAAAATGGATAAAAGAATATCAGAAATATTAAATAGAGAAAAGGGTAGACAGTCAAATACCATTGAACTAATTGCGAGTGAAAACTTCGCAAGTGACTCCGTTATGGAGTTAGCCGGTTCTATTTTTACTAATAAGTACGCTGAAGGGTATCCGAATAAGAGATATTATAATGGGTGTGAACATATGGATGAGGTTGAGACATTGGCCATTGAAGAACTCAAAAAATTATATAATTGTAATTATGCTAATGTACAACCTCATTGTGGTGCAAATGCAAATACCGCAGTATTTCAAGCTTTCCTAAAACCCGGTGACACAATACTTGGAATGGACTTAGCTAGTGGTGGTCATTTATCTCATGGAAGTAAACCTAATATTTCAGGTAAAGTATATGATGCTCATTCATATGGTGTGGATGAAAATGGTTACTTAAACTATGATGATATACGAACTAAAGCGTTAGAGGTTAAACCTAAAATGGTTATCGCGGGAGCAAGTGCGTACTCAAGGATAATTGATTGGAAAAAGTTTAGGGAAATATCTGATGAAGTGGGAGCTATTTTATTAGTTGATATGGCTCATTATTCAGGTCTTATTGCGGGTGGTGAATATCCAAACCCAATTGAGTATGCTGATGTGGTAACCTCAACAACTCACAAAACACTTAGAGGTCCAAGAGGGGGTATAATTATATGGAATAATTCAGATTATACAAAAAAGATAAATGGGGCGATATTTCCGGGGACACAAGGTGGTCCGTTAATGCATATAATAGCCGCAAAGGCGCAGTGTTTTATTGAAGCTAATACATCAGAGTTTAAGGAGTATTGTTTAAAAGTAAAAGAAAATGCTAAACACATGTGTAATGTATTTAAGGATAACAATATACCGATTTTAACAGATGGTACGGACTCACATTTAATTTTAATTGATTTGTCAAGTAAAAAACACAGTGGTAGAGTGATTGCGGATATGTTAGAAGAAAACGGTATTACTGTTAATAAGAATGGGATACCTAATGACCCAAGAAGTTTTATTGAAACAAGTGGCATTAGAATAGGTACTGCGGCTGAAACAACACGAGGACATGGTAAACATTGGTTTAGAGAATTGGCGAGAAAAATAAGTAAAATAATAAATAATTAAAATGGAACATAGTAGATTATACGAAATTAAAATAGATTCTCTTGAGAAAGAAAATAAAGAACTTAGATTAGAACTTGAAAAACAAGATTTAATTAAAAAAGGATATAAAGAAGAAATTTCAAAATGGAATCTTAAATATAAAGATTTAAAAAAACAAATAACTAAAGGATAAAATGATGATGTTTACTTATAATGAACCGGATGAATGGGACGATGATGAAACCATATATGTTGATGGTGTAGATGAAATACCCGTTGAAAAAAAAGTGGAATATAATGATGACGAATACGACTATTAAATCAAAACAAAGATGAGTTTAAAAACAATACAAAAAGAATTTAGGGACACACCTTCAAAAGAATTATTTTCAGCCGTTGTTGATAATTTTGTGTTTGGTTTACTTGGTGCTATTTTAGTGGTTTTTATCGCTGAAAGAGTAGATATTTTAGTACTATTGGGTTACATGATTTATTATTTCTTTTTGGGTAGAGTGGTTAATAGACCAAAATATGTAACAAGCTTAGGTAAATTTATAGTTTTCCCTGTTCCAACCGCAGTCGGAGCGTTTGTTGGATATAAATTAGCTTATATATTATCTTCTTTTTTTTAATTAAAAGTGTAATATAAAGACCATAAAAAAAAGGAGATTCAACGAATCTCCTTTTTATATTTATTATGGTCAATGCCAATTAAATTTAATTTATGCCAACTAATTCTAAATCGAATATTAGTTTTTTACCTGCTAATGGATGATTGGCGTCTACTACAGCAACCTCTTCTTTAATTTCAATGATTTTAACATTAACAGGGCCTTGTGGTCCTTGGCCTTGTAACATCTCACCAACTTTAACCTGCTCAGGTAATTGAGTTAATGGTACTTCACTAACCATAAAATCTTTTACGTCTCCATAAGCATCTTCAGGTGCTATCTCAACTACTTTCTTTTCACCTTCTGACATATCATATAGCGCGTTTTCGAAACCTTTAATTAGTTGACCCTCACCCAACTTAGCTTCTATTGGTGCTCTACCTTCAGTTAATGATGTGTCGAAAACTGTACCGTCTTCTAATTTCCCTGTGTAATTTACCTTTACGGTGTCTCCTTGTTTTGTTTTTAACATAATGTTTGTTTTTTTTTTAATTATATGAATTTATTTCCTAAATGGAAAGTCAAAATAATAATATTTAATTTATGAATAAAATATAGTTACTTTTAATTGTAATGTCAATTTTAAATATAACATAAATTAAAATTATATTTTATTTAATTTAACTGATGAGGAAATTATATATGGTTCGGTGAAAGCGATACATTTTAAGGACTCCTCAATAAGTAAATGTAAACCATACGGGTGATTTTCGAAATTGTTTTCTATTTCACTAATCATTAAAGTACAGTCAATTATATATTTCGAGGTGTTAGTTGAATATTTGAAGTAGTTAACTTTAATTTCGGAATCATTACCATATAAATGAGTGATATCATTTTTGAGGGTATTATTAATTATGTCTTCTAAAACTAAGTCATATATCATATTGATAAATATAAATTAAAAAATATAATAGAAAAGTTTGGTTACGTTAATTTTTATTGTATATTTGTACCATCAAACAATTAAAAACAACGAGAATTATAAATTATGACTAATATTTTAAATGACGAAATTGGAGAGTTTCATTGGGTACTAAAAGTATTACAATCATCTAAAACAATAGAACATTTATTGGTTTGTGATAAACTATTTTCTTTATTTATTAATAAATGGGATGTCACTAAAGAAGGTAATTTAACAAAATACAATAGGTTGTATAATAGATTCAAATTTGTTACTAAGAATAAATTTAAAAAAACAGTGTAGTTGTGTTTGAGTATTTGATATCATATTCAATTAAATATTAGGCGGCCTGATGGCAACGCGACCACCCCTAATAACAACTATATCGGATAGACGCCAGGTGAAAAAGTAAATTTATGGCAATGTGGGAACTCAGTTCGCTGAGGTCGGTCAATCATAGGGAATACCGTTTAAAACTGAAATAGAGCCTGGTACCTACGCAACTAGGAACGTGGGAATTGGTTAATTGGGGGTTCGACTCCCCCTCTATCCGCTAAAATAAAGAATGAATATTTATTTGAATTTCTTGATTAAATAAAATATTCTAACTATAATAAAATAAAGATATGAAGAATTTAATAGTTATTGGTCACCCTAACAAGGATAGTTTTTGTTATAACGGTATATATAAGACCATATACGAAACTTTAAATGTTGATGGTGAACAAATTGAGGTTATCGACCTATATAGAGATGAATTTCATTCGGCGGATAGAAAAAAATTGATGAACAGTTATCAGGACTTGGTAACTTGGTCCGATAGAATTTATTTTGTATCACCTGTTTGGTGGTTTAGATTAACCCCACGAATGGAAGTATTCTTTGATGAAGTGATGACACCCGGTTTTGCATATAAATTTGTACCAATTATTGGTAAATATGCTTACCCTAAACCATTTTTAAAAGATAAAAAAGTTAGAACATATATCACACATGGAGCACCGGCAATACCCGTTTTAACTTTATATCTAAACTCAGTTAAGTTAAGATTGGTTATGGGTGTCTACACCTTCGTATTTGGTTGGAAACCGTCTAGATGGTTTAAAACGAAACAATTTTGGTCGGTTCCATTTGTGAGTCAGGAAAAGAGGGTTAAATATTTGAAAACAGTTAGAAAAGATGTTATGAAAGACATTAATAAAAATTAATTAATTAATAAAAAAAAAACAGATGAAACAATTTTTAAACACATGGTATCCTGTTATTATAGCGTTTATCGCTATGTTATATTCTATTGGATTAGGGTTATTTGGATACACAGAAGAGGCTCAATACTCGGCTCATTGGGCAGGAACTATTTTACTATTTGCCATAGCAATTCGACAAAGAAGATTAAGATGAATGTAGCGATGTTTATTGTGGGGTTTTGTATATTTTCTGTATACATTTACTTTACTATTTGGAATATATTTTATAGTTCGAGAAAGAGCCAAGAAGAAAATTATCCTAACTACTATGCTAGACATGGACAAGTAGATAATGTGGATATGGATGGTATGGGAAATCAAGGTAGATTTCCAACAAGGAAATCCACGGGAAAGAGATTTAAGGATGTAAGTAAAAAAAAACGTACAAAAAAAAAGATACTGTTTAATCAAGACTTAGTAGAGAAAGATTTATTTAACTCAGATAGAAATCAATAATGAAGTATAATTAAAAAATTATGTTTATCTTTGAAAAAAATAACAAGATGAAAATCACATTCATATCGGATACTCACACAAAACATCATCAGGTTACCTCACAGTTGCCGGGTGGTGATTTGTTGGTCCATGCTGGTGACTTTTCTTCACGAGGTTATGAACACGAGATAGACGGATTCTTTGATTGGTTCAATGGTTTGGATAACTATACCAATAAGATTGTCATTGCAGGTAACCACGACTTTATGTTTGAGGACGACCCAATGTTGGCTAAAGACATCATAAGTTACTACCCTAATGTTACTTACCTTCAGGACGATTTGGAAGTAATCGGTGAAGTTTACCAAGATTCGGTTAAAGTATGGGGTTCACCGTGGCAACCTGAATTTAACAATTGGGCATTTAACTTGCCACGCAACAGTGAGGTGTTAAATGAGAAGTGGAATCAGATTCCACATAACATGGACATTGTGGTTACTCATGGACCCGCATGGGGTCATTTGGATACTGTTGTAGGTCAGAACATTAACTTGGGGTGTGAGTTGTTGACTGAACGGTTAAAGGTCGTTAACCCGAAGATACACGTATGTGGTCACATACATAGTGGGTATGGTTATAAGTTCCATGAAGGGACACATTACTTCAACGCTGCGGTACTCGGTGAGGATTACGTATTCACTCAGAAACCGATGACTGTGGAGTGGGACCCAAAAACTAACGAAATAGAATTTGTTTAATTAAATTTTTTTTATTACATTTGTAACAAATAAGCAATAATGAAGTATAAATTAGAAATGTATGGGTGGGAAGTTGAAGCAACAGGTCACTCACTAACGGATGAACAGGTTAAATCAATTCAGGATTTAATGGAGGTTAATGGGGTAGATGAACTTTGGGAGGTTCGTCATGATATAGAAATAGAAGGTATAGTTGATGACCTTTACAACCCGGATTTATATCATGTCTCTCGTGGTTTAGACAATAGTGGTCTTTGGTTTTCACTTAGGGATGATAACGATAAAGAAGTTTTACGTTTTGAACCGTCTGATATGTCTGACATATATGAGACATTAGGTGATTCTGCGGATGATATTCCTTATGAAGGGTATTTAGCTATACCTGGAGAAGGTGATAAGTCTAAAGTCAATAATATACTATCCATAGTTGACGAAAATAAAGGTGGTATTTGTGAATACGAAATGTTTGAATCAGATGAAGTACCAACGGCAAAAGATTTTTGTGTTCAAAATGGTGATATTGGGACACCTGACGGTGATTGGGATTTCATTTCCAAAGTATTTTACAAAGGTAAGGAGTTGGAGGTGTATGACCATTTAGATAATCGTGGTAAAGCCTCGACTGTAGAAATATATCGTAAAGACGGTTCTACTATTAGTTAAGTGAATACTTATTTTGTTAAAACCCTACCTTATTCGGTGGGGTTTTCTTCTTCAGATAAATCGGTTTCGGTGTCTAATGAATTGATTTTTTTCTCTTTCTGTATTTGATTAACTAAGTAACCCGCGATTGCAAATTCTAAAGTTGCCCACATAATGAAATCAGACATACTTAATGATTCATATTTTTTAAATAAAAAAAACACCATACCTATTTGACCGATAATAAATGCTACTCCGGATTCTACTCTTTTCTTTGAAAAGTATGATTTTTCTAAACTATATAATTTACCTAACTCTCTAAAAACCCACTTAATTTCATCCCATAGGGTTTTTATTTTATTTTTTTTCATAATTTAGTTTTATAATAAATATATGGTAAATAAAAAAAGGGATTGTAGCGATACATCCCTTTTAAATTCGTTACCCCAACGGTAACGGTCCTAAATCCCCTTAAAAAAAAAAGGGTGTTATTTCATTTGACATTCACAGTTAGTGCAAGAACACTCTTCTGTTAGACAATTTTCGTTACAAGTACAATTCTTATTAATCATTATTTCTCTCTTATTAAAACTTGACACCTTTTAAGGTACTCTTTAGCTCTTGGTGATGGGTCAATATGTCCCAATACTTTTTGTATATCTTTAACTAAGTCTTCACCATGTTCGTTTTCACGGTATAACTCTATTACTTTATCCATCGATTTAAGACAATTTCTATTTGTTTCATCAAAGTAATTTCTACCTCTGAAATTATTTAAATTATTCATTAACTCATAAGATAAGTGCTCACCCCCATCTTTAATTTCAGGGTGTAACCTCAGTGTTTTTAATATATCTAAAGTATCGGCAATACCATTAATCCCCCCACTTCTTTTATATAAATCTGAAGTATAGTTTTGATAGTCATTTTGTGGTCCAACGATATCATTTAATGAAACGACATTGGTTGATACACATCTTTCTTTTTTGTTTGAAGTTTTTTCTTCTTTTAAAAGATGGTCCACAATTTTATTAAACTTTCCTTCTTGTATTTTTATCTTCATAATAATAATATTAATTTACTATAAATACGACAAAAATGTAAAATATTTTTTAATGTGACCCAAATGAATAAAAAAATCCGGAACATTACATTCCGGATTAAAAATTACTTAACTTCCTCAAACTCAACATCTGATGCTTCCACATCGATTCCGTCACCTTCGGGTACATCGTCAGACGTACTTTCATACATCTTTTGACTTATAGATTGAAATTTAGAATTTAGGTCATCCATATACGTTTTAATATTCTCCATTTCTTTTTTAGAATGAGAATCTTTTAGTTTTTCAATCAGACCATTCAATTCCTCTTTGTCATCTTCAGATATTTTATCACCCATTTCTTCCATACTTTTTTTACTTTGGAAAATTAAGTTATCTGCTGAATTTAATGTTTCAATTTCTTCCTTCATTTTATTGTCAGATTCGGCATTTTCTTCAGCTTCCGATTTCATTCTCTCAATTTCTTCTTTAGATAAACCTGATGAAGATTCAATACGAATTGATTGAGTTTTATTAGTACCCTTATCCACTGCCGATACGTTTATAATTCCGTTCGCGTCAATATCGAATGTTACTTCGATTTGTGGTATACCTCTTTGAGAAGGTGGTAAACCGTCTAAGTGGAAACGTCCAATCGTTTTATTATCTTTCGACATTGCTCTTTCACCTTGTAAAACATGAATTTCCACAGTTGGTTGATTATCAACTGCAGTTGAGAAGATTTGAGACTTTTTACTTGGTATTGTGGTATTAGACTCGATTAACTTTGTGAATACTCCACCCATAGTTTCAATACCTAATGATAATGGTGTAACGTCTAACAATAGGACGTCGTTAATGTCACCACTTAATACTCCACCCTGTATTGCCGCCCCTAAAGCAACTACTTCGTCCGGATTAACACCTTTTGAAGGTTCCTTACCAAAGAAATCTTTTACCGCTTTTTGAATTGCTGGAATTCTTGTGGTACCACCAACTAAAATTACCTCATCAATATCACTAACTTTAAGATTAGCACTTTTCATAGCGGTTTTACAAGGTTCTATGGTTCGTTTAATTAGTAAGTCAGTTAATTGTTCGAATTTAGCTCTTGTTAACTTTGTTACTAAATGTTTAGGACCTGTTGAATCAGCACTTAAGTAAGGTAGATTAATCTCAGTTTCAGGACTTGATGAAAGTTCAATCTTAGCCTTTTCAGCTGAATCACGTAATCTTTGAATTGCGACCGGGTCATTAGATAAGTCGAAACCATTTTGATTTTTATATTCCGATTTTAAGAAGTCGATAATAATATTGTCAAAATCGTCACCACCTAAGTGTGTGTCCCCGTCTGTTGATAGTACCTCAAACACCCCGTCACCTAAATCAAGTATTGATACATCGTGAGTTCCTCCACCACAATCAAACACGGCAATAACTTTGTCACCACCTTTTTTATCCATACCGTAAGCTAATGCTGCGGCAGTTGGTTCGTTGATTATACGTTTAACGTTTAATCCTGCAATTTCACCCGCTTCTTTAGTAGCTTGTCTTTGAGAATCGTTGAAGTATGCCGGAACCGTTATAACGGCTTCAGTTACACTCTCACCCAAATATTCTTCAGCGGTTTTTTTCATTTTTTGAAGTACCATCGCCGAAATTTCTTGTGGTGAGTATCTTCTATCTGAGATATTAACTCTAGGTGAGTTATTATCCCCTTTAGAAATTTTATAAGACATTTTACCAATTTCACTTTTAGATTCGTCGTAACTCGAACCCATAAATCTTTTGATTGAATAAATTGTCTTTTCCGGATTCATAACAGACTGTCGTTTAGCCGGGTCCCCAATTTTTCTATCACCTTCGTTTTCAAGAAAGGCGACTATAGAAGGGGTGGTTCTTTTCCCCTCAGAGTTAGGTATTACGATAGGTTCTGAACCTTCCATAACTGATACACAAGAGTTTGTTGTGCCTAAATCAATTCCAATAATTTTTCCCATAATGTTTTTAATTTTGTTAAAGTATATGCATTTTATTTTATTACATCAAGTATACTAACAAAATTATACCAAATAAAAAAACCTGACACAAAGTCAGGTTTAGTAAAAAAATACTGTCAAAATGACAAATTATGTAATTGTAAAGGATGTTATCGTAAGACCTAACTTATTTGCAACTATATTATATAAAGATTCGTCATTAGCTCCCCATGTTGATAACTCTGCTTGTGTTAGTTTGACTCCTTCTTGAGCACCTATTGTAATATCTATCATTTCACCTTCCGTATTAAGTACTGGTACACCGAATTGTGTTGTGAAGATATTATCGTCACTTCCCGGTGTGTAATTCCTACACCATACCGTCATATGAGTTAAGGACACCGTTTCCGAACTAAATGGTGTATAGGTTATTATTTGTTGTGCCGTTGGTGTTATCTCCGCTATAATCATGTTCTTTTTTTATTATAAATATATGTGTATCACAAAATAAATCTTTTAAGTGTAATATGTAAATGTTAATTTTAAGTAATAACTAAATATTTATATTAAAAATATAAATTATGGAAACGATAAAGAAAGGTAGTAAAGGTTTAATAGTGTCTTATTGGCAAGAATTTTTAAAAAATTTACAATTATATAATTATAAAGTTGATGAGGACTTTGGTAATTTAACACATAAATCAACAGTAGAATTTCAAAGAGTTAATGGTTTAGTCGCTGATGGTATTGTGGGTAAAAATACGTGGGACAAAGCGTATCAGTTAGGGATAATTACTACAGATGAAATGGAAGAACCGGTTGTACCGGAAGACTTTGATATAGTGATTGAAAAGTCATATATGCCAAAGAACGAATATTATACAACAAATGAAGAGAAACAATGGATTTTCATACACCATACCGCAGGGTGGAACAATCCTTATAATACAATTAAACATTGGTCGAGAGATAGTAGAGGTAGAGTTGCTACAGAATTTGTTTTAGGTGGTCAGAAAATAACAAATAATGATAATGAATATGATGGGGTTACTGTACAGGCGTTTCCAGAAGGTGGTTATGGTTGGCATTTAGGTATTGGTAACAATATAATGCATAGAGGTTCTGTTGGTATTGAAGTTAATAACTTTGGGTACTTAACCGAAGGTGGTTATTATAAAAGAATTAACGGTAATAGGACATGGATTAAAAGGACGCCCGGTAAGTTTTACACTTATGTGGGCACCGAGGCTCACCCAAGTCAAGTGGTTGAGTTAGATGAGAAATTTAGAGGTTTTAAATATTGGCATAAGTACAGTGATAAACAAATTTCTGAATTAGAAAAATTATTAAGGTATATTGGTGATAGAGATGGTATTGATATACGAAAAGGTTTACCTGAATTAGTAAGGGAGAAAGGTGCGAAGGCATTTGATGAGTGTAGTGTATCGATGTGTACTAACACTAAAGGTCTGTGGTCACACACTAACTGTAGAAGTACTAAGTTCGATATGTTCCCTCAACAAGAATTAATAGATATGCTACTTAATTTATAAAAATTAAACCTACTATTTATTAATAAACATTAAATCGATGAAATTAACTGAAAACAAAAAGGTATCTAATAATTTAGATTACCATTTAAAAAATAAAATATCTTTAAATGAGAATATTTTCAGACCAAATTCTAATAAATTCTTTGAATTAATTAATGAGGTTAGAGAACTATATAATGAAAATGTGATAAGGTTAAGTGAAAAGGACTTAAATATAGTCGAGAGTGATTTAGGTAAAAAGGTTAAATTAACCACAGGTGAAGAAATTTACTTAGAAGTGCCAATGATTTCGGAGGCCGAGTATAAAGGTAAGGATGTTAGTTTAAACAAACCTAAAACCGGTGGGCCTAAAAAATGGTACGTTTACGTTAAGAACCCATCAACAGGTAAAATTAAAAAAGTTTCTTACGGTTCACCCGATATGAGTGCTAATTGGAACGATACCGGAGCTAGAAAGTCATTTGCGGCTAGACATAGATGTGATAAGAAAAAAGATAAAACCAAGGCCGGATATTGGGCTTGTAGAGCACATAAAGATTTTGGGAAGAATGTCCCGGGTAGATTTTGGTAATGGAAGATATAAAAATTTTAAAGAAGATTATTAATCGACAACTTGATACAATGGATATCGAATCTATCGATAATATGGAAGTATTAGAATCTGATAAACACCCATTTGAAGAATCTATAGTTGGGGAAAGTAGAATTAGAACATTTAATAAAGACGTATTAACCGAAGAACTTGTTTGGCATAGAGATAAAGAAGACCGTTTAGTTGAAATTATAGAAGGTAATGGGTGGGAACTCCAATTAGATAATGAATTACCCGTTAAAATGAATGATGGTGATAGTTTTATAATACCTGAAGGTGTTTACCATAGAGTTAAACGTGGTAGTGATAAGTTAGTAATAAAAATTACTGCTTTGGTTTAAATCTGTTAAGTATTTTAGATAGGATATCTCTAATTACTATAGATGAAACTGTTATAACACCAAAAGAAGATATTCTAATCGCCATTTCTTTAATTTCCGACGAATTAAAACCGGCTTGTTCAATTTTATATAACATAGGTAAAATTGGTACTAAGAACGCATAAGCTAACATATTTGAAACTTTACTAAAAGTTATATTCAAAGACTCCAAAAACTTTATAAAAGTATATTTGATTTCTTCAGTTTTTTTTAACCCCTTTAAAAAAATATCATATAAATGATTATCGTTAAGTTTATTCATTAACAATTTTAAGGTTTCTTTATTCTCCAAATATAAAGTAGCCACTATACTAGTTAATATTAAGGATAAATCCATATCGGAAATTTCTAAATGGTTTGTTTTTAAAAAATCACTAATAGGTTTCATAAAACCACCAATACTAGCTCCCCACGTTAACATAAATTCTAAATTAACTCCGGTAGTTTTAAAAGTCTCATAAAATATTTTACTTGTGAATTCATAATTTTTTTTAATTATGTCCTCAACTTTAGATTTAATAGATTCTTTTATTAGTACTTTTTTTTGTTCTTCTGTTATTATAATATTAACATTCATAACTTATTATTTATATTTAGAGTATTTATAAGTAAATATCATACTATGTCAAAAAATAAAATAAATCCAGAATTAAAGTCAGGGGATAGAGTATCATTAATTCTTATGTCAGATGAGACGTCGTTGTCGTTAGGTGATGTTGGTACGGTCACATCTAAACAAAAAGTTTTCGGAGTACCTCAATACGGTATAAAGTGGGATAATGGTTCAAGCTTGTCACTTTTATCAGATGCTGACTATTGGATGTTGGAAGATGATTTTAAAGAGAAAAATGATAAATCTTTAAATGAAGATAACATACATAGAGACGCAATAGAAAATAGGGCTGACTCATTTAGAATGTTCAATATGAAGTTTTTAATGGATTATTTAATTACAATTAGAGATAGTGGTATAGTTAATATGTACGGAGCAAGTGATTTATTGTGGTTAGGTAAAAACAGAATAGAACATGAATTTAAATATAAACATATACCTGATGAAGAAAAATTTGACGAATTACTTGAAATGGCCGACACATCACAAATGTATATGATAAATGGGGTTATGTCTATACTACAAAAGGAGGGGAAGGAATTAACAGATAGAAACATAAATAATTACCTAAAGAGATATTCATCACAAATATTACAAAATTATATTTACATTCTATCATAAATGACATATTTATAAACAAAACAAACGATTATGAACGCATATTTTTTCAATATAACTAAAGACGAAAGAGAAAACATATTAGATAAGCATAAAGAAATTTATGACGGGTATGTAACAGAATACGCAAAACCGGAAGAACAACCTTTATATGTTCAAGATTTTGCTAACGATAAAAAGGGTGTTACTGTTAATAATAACGGTGATGTAACTGAATATAAGAATGTTGGTATTAATGAGATGAAACATGATGGAAAATCAACTGGCCTGTTTTCGGATGAAGAACCTATTGATGAACAATTAGATATGATTGGTGACGGTCCGGATGATTTAGAACATGGGACAAGTGATGAAGATGTTGACATAGATATGGACGACTACTTTGAAGATAGTGAAGAAGGTGACCCATACGATTATATGGATTATGGTGGTTTTTTTGACGACGATGAATTAGAAGATGAAGAAGATAAAGAAGTTGTTATATTAAGCATTAAAGAATCATTAGATATGTTTAAACGTTTTAGTGAGTATAACTAATTAATAAAAACCTACAATTAAAGATGGAGGTAAGTGAATTAATGTCATATTATATAAATGACATTTCAAATACATTAGATGTTTCGTTTAAGTTAGTTGGGGACGAGGATGAGTTCATGAGAGTTGATGAGATTGATTTAACTGAAGTTGAAACATTCGGGTATAAGTTAAAAGATGAGATAGATATAGATTTATTTGATGGTTATGAAGAAGAAATAAATTATGAAGATGAAACTATTACATTTGATAAAAATGATTCGGAGTTCAATCATTATGAAGTCATTACATTCTTAAATCAATACTATCTAATATACCCCGAGAATTTACCAAACTCAGAACTTTTTTGATTTGGTAATATTTTTTTTTAAAAAAAAGACTATTTATTTGTAATATGGTAGTAGACGTAGATAATTTGATTACACTAATGAAAAACTTTACTTTCAGTTCTGTTAATTTTGACAAATCTGAAAGTGGTGAAATTGATGAAGATGAAACTACATCTACAGGTCCCGGTCCTGGTTACCCTCAGGTAACTAAATGGGATACAGGTTTAGTTAGAGGGTCAGCTAATCAAACAGGTAACACTAAGTGGAAAGATAGTTATACCATAAAAAGAGGTAAAAGTAATACATTACTATAAAACAACATATTTATATTAAAAAGAATTAACATGTCGAAATACAATTTAAACGAAGGGAACGAATCTTTAAAGAAGATTCTATTATTAATGAAATACGATAATAAAAAAACTTTAACAGAAAATGTTGAGGAACTCGAAGAAGATAACTTTACAGATGCCGTCGGTTCAGGTGCAGGATATGCTGCGACGGGAGCGGCTATAGGTTCGTTTTTCGGCCCGGGTCCTGGTACTGTTATTGGTGGTGCGATAGGAGCTTTAGTAGGTTTATTTAAAGGTTCAGGTAACGCTTATAGTCAAATAAGTACAGCAATTACTCAATACTGTACACCTGAAAAATCAGGTAAACCCACAATGTCAGATGGTGAGTTAAATGGTATAGCCGATGAAATTTTTGATGCGATTGATGGGTGGGGAACCGATGAAGAGGGTATTAGGTCCGCTCTTAGTGGTTTGGAAACTTTTCCTGATTTTTGTGCGATGGCTAAAAAATATCAAAGAAGACAAGGTGATAGTCTATTAAACGCGTTAGACGGTGATATAGATATAGATTCAGATTGGAGAAAATATGTTTGGATACCTATAGTCGATATAATTGAGAGAACCGAAGAAACTCTTCCACCTGAAGAACAAAAGGATGGTGATGAAGTTTTAGTACCTACACCTGAAGATGGTGAAGGAAAAAAAGGTGGTAAATCAAAATATAAAAAATGTACAGGAACATATAAAATGTACTGTTATAATAAAGAAGTTATAGGTAAAGTTCAATTGGCGTTAGGTATAGTTGATGATGGTGCTTTCGGACCTAAAACTCAAGCGGCTTTAGAAAAAGTAGGTTTTAAAAATGGATTTACAGATGCTGATGTTGATAAAATAGTTAAAGGTAAAGATGATGGTAAAGAAGAGGAGTCTAATATAAAACCAATAAAAGACCCAAAAGATGATACGGAAATTGAAGATGTTGAAACCATAACAACTGATAATGACACAATTAGTATACCTAATATAAAAGATGGTGAATTTGAATAATGATGAATTTTTTTTTAAATATAATAATATGAACGAACAAAACGAACAAAAAAGCGAAGACCGTAGAAGATTAGAATATGCGGTTAAAAATAAATGTCTACCACCTGTATGGTTAACAGAGCCTAAATATGGTGTTTATAAGGGTAAAGATGTTTTAATGGGTAAAGGTGAAAAAACAGGTCATGAATTTGTGTTTTATGCTGATTTGACGGCTGAAAATACTAAAACAGGTAAAAAAGCAGAATGGGATTGTCAAGGATTACTTGATGTTGAAGTAAAAAGTAACTCAGATAAATTAGTTTCAACTAAAATTAAATTAACTCCTGAGGGATGTAAATCAACATTAAAGGAATATTTACTATCAGGTATGTTACATTACGGTAAAGTACTTGAAAAACAACACCCACAATTAAGAAAATTTAAATCTGAAATTATAAAATGTTACGGTGCTGGTATGTTCGAGGATATGGACCCTCTAAAAAAAGTTGATTTTATGGACTTTGACGGAGAATCAGGTATGACAAAAATACCTCTTAGAAAAAGATTATCACCATTTGGATTCCTTAAGGCAGGTAAAGAGTTAAGTTTTAAAGAAATATGGAGAATCTTAACTAATAAAAGTAGAAGTGGTAAAGTTACCCGAAACTACATTATTAGAGAATCAAAAAAAGATGAACTATCGAATGAACTATCAAGTATCATCAAAGAAAATTTAAACTTAATGTCTAGGTTAAAAAAAAAAACATTAACTGAGGAACGTAATATAGTTAAAAATAGATTTTCCGTATTAACTGAAGGAAGAGATATTAAAACAAACATAGAAAAAAATTCATTCGCGGATGATATTATATTAGAAATGTTTGAACTAAGGTCTCAAGGGTTTGAAACCGATGTTATTAGTGAAGGTTTATTTGATATGATTGGAGGATTATTTGGAGCCGCCGGAGGTGGAATAGGTCAGATAATCAAAGAAAAAATGGCCACTTGGTTAATTAAAAAATTAGGTGTTAGTACTGATAGTTATTTATCCAATTTTATTATAGTTGCCTTTGGTAACTTACCTCTTACCGATTACGGTAAATTAACTGACTGTAAATTTTTAAGTGATTTAATAACCAACTCAGTAGTCGAATCAATAGCTCTTAATGTTGAGAAAAAAACAGGTAAAGATGGTGTATTCATGGATTTACTACGTAACATCGCTGGAGATTATTTTAAAGACACTGCAGTCGAAAACAAAATTTCAGGATTCTTAGAAGGTTTAATATGTCCATTAATGGGTGGTATAAAAACTAAAATGAAAGATGCTGAAGAAGAGATTAAGGCCAATATAGTTGGGGCTTAATGATGCTTAAGGGGTAGAACCCTTAAAGAATAAACCAATAAAAGAAAGGGGGTATTCAGTATCTAAAATAAGGTGTCATTTTTTGACACCTTTTTTTTTATAATATATTTAATAGTATGAGATTAACTAACGAACCTGAAAAAATTAATGGATTACGTAAAATGATTAATGATGGTGATTATTTTTCTAGTAAAGATAATCATTCACATATAAAGAATGAGGTAGATTATGTTTTAAGTTCAAACGAATACCTAAAAGAGTTTATTATAAGATTGGCCGAAAAAATAGAATGGGAGTATATGAGTTATCCTGTGGTCATTAATAAAATTAATAATTTTGATAATTTTACTTTAGTCAGATATCAAGATGGGGAATGGTCTTGTATGTTAAGAATAGAACCTCATTATAGTAGAAAATATAGAAATGGTCCTCGGCCTAGATTAGAACCTTTAAGTAATGAGTTATTAAAAATTATTAAACAAAAACCTGAATATTATATTTCAGTTAATGCCGGAACTTTTGATGAAAGAGTTGGATTAGTTTGGCCTTACCTTAAAGACTTAAAAAATTTAATTGTTGGTGAAATATTTAGAAGTGTGTCGGTCACTAAGGGGTTAGATGATTTCATTAATTCCATTAAAAATAGGTCAGTAATTTTAGTTGGTCCTGATTATTTAAAGAAATTAAAAGGTTTTGATAGAGAACATATTGAAACTCCTATGGTTGGTTTATTTGAAAAAACGGTTATGGATGAGATTGAAATCAATCTTGGTAATTTACTTAAAAAGTATAAAACTAACAACCCTGTTGTTTTATATTCTTGTTCCTTCGTTGCCAAAATTATGTGTGATAAGTTTTATAATAAATATTCAAATACTATCACACAAATAGATATGGGTGCAACATGGGACCCATATTGTGATGTCATTAGTAGACCATACCACAAAAAAGTTATGAAAAGATTGAAGGGATGAGTTAACTAATAGCTCTACCTTTTAATATTTTCCAATCCTGTTCAGGTCTAACTTCTAAGTTAGTTGTCCAAGCCCCCTCTAAAGTATTCATAGGTATTCCTAACTCCTTACCCATAGTTATAATTGCGTTAATATCTTTAGGGAAACAAGTACCACCAAACCCAACTCTACCGTCAGGTCCGGGAACGTGTAAATGAGAATCGGCTATTCTACCGTCAGAAACAAATCCAAACTTAGCGGTTTCCCAATCTACATCCAACGATTGTGAAAGTCTATAGTATTCATTCATAAGACTAATCTTAGCAGCAAAGTAAGTGTTATTCATATATTTAACGAATTCCGCAGTTGTTGAGTCGGTTAATATTATATTACGATTCATAAATCTTTCATCAAATAATTCCTTAACTTTAGTAGTTAAACTCTCTTTACCACCTATAATAATTCTAGCTTGTGTTAACATATCTAGTTTAGCAGTTCTTTCAGTTAGAAATTCAGGTGAGAATATTATATTAAAACCAAACTTATTTACCAAATCATTTGTTGTTCCCGGTAATACTGTTGATTTAATTATGAATATTGAGTCTGTATTCTCTTTTATACCCTTAAAGAAGTCTTCAATAAATGATAAATCTTGTTCTCCGTTTTCTCTCATTGGAGTTGGTAGACACACAAATATAAATTCTTGTTTTAAAACCTCATCTAAAGTGTGAGTTGTTTTTAATGGGTTAATATCGTAAATTTTAACGTCCGTTGTCGGTGAAAAAGCAAATGCTTGTGATTCACCTACGAATCCGTTCCCTATAACCCCTACTGTTTTTTTCATCTTATTTTCTTAATTTAATTATATGTTTAGTTTTTGGTGTTAAAAATGTGTTACCATAAACACCACCATTTTTTAGTATTTTTTTAATTGGTAATCCTGTTTTCCAAGAACAATATACCTGTGATAATTGGTCTCGTCCACATCCCTCTTTTATTTCTGACCACCACATATCGTTAAATTTGTTTACTCGTTCATTATTACGTCTAAACATAAAACCCGATTGAAATAAACCTAATTTTTTAGGGAAATTATCTTTTCTATATTTTTCCATTTGTGTTTTTATTCTATCGGAATCATCTAATCTTAGTTTCTCAACGGCAATCGATTCGTCATAAATACATTCTCTCTCATCGTGTTTGTAACACATTATTTGATTTTCATTAAATGAGATTTCTTTTAACATATTCTCAAAACTATTAAACTTAGGTGTAAAACAATGGTCAATCCACAGACTGATGTCGTGTTCAGGTAATATTTTATGAGGATTTGTCTTTATATATCTAGCCTTTAAACGGTTATCTAAATTATTAGGTAAAAAATCGATATGATTGACTTCCCAAACATTAGACTTAAAGTATTTATTATCTGTAAACAATATATACCTTACGTCATCGTCAAATTTTGTTGGTTGGTTAAATAAATCATAACCACCTATGTTGACACTATAGATTATAACCTTCATTTACTTTAAGTGTTTTGTATAATTTTTATCACCACCTCTATACCAATGTTGAACATATATTCCCTTCATTAAACCTACCTTACCTCCGTAATTACGAACTTTCATATGGATATCGTTATCAACCCCTAACATTTTTGACGATTTAAAACCCCCTACTTTTTCCCAAGTATCTTTTCTTATTAATAAAATAACGCCACTAATATAATTAAGTTTAGTAACGTCTTTAACATTAGTACCGTACTTCTCCCACATTTGAGTACCAAAATCCCTATGGTATTTTTGGTCATTAGTATTCTTATCAACCCCCGGGGCTATTTGAGGTGTAAAACCTATTCTATTGGTATAACAAGTAAATAAATCATATTCGGGATTGTCATTAATTACATCCTCAATATGTTTTCCGAAAAATGTTGTGGTATGTACCGCATCGCCATCTAAAAAACATACCCAATCCTTAGACCCAACGTTAGACATAGAATTGTTGTAAGACTCCCCAATGTTTTTATTGGAATCCCATGGGATTACGTGAAAAATTTTACTTTTAGGTTTTTCGAAAATTTGATTTGACATATATGAATTAAAGTTGTATTTATTAATATATATATTTAATACTTATTTTATGAACTTAATAATTATCTCACCTTTTTGGAATTCACCTGAATTAACTAAAAAATGTATAGAATCTTTAAAAAACCAATACTATACTAACTTTAAAGCTTATTTTATAGATGACGTTTCAACAGATAACTCCTATAATGTTGCTAAAGAAACTATAGGTGGTGATGACCGTTTCGTTCTTATTAAGAATAAAATAAAAAAACATAAAACAAAGAATTTCATTGACATTATTAGAAATAATAATGATATTAAGTGGGATGATGTTATAATTGAATTAGATGGTGACGATAGATTATCGGATAATTTTGTTTTGGGTAGGTTAAATAAGGTTTTCATGGATGAAAACATTTGGGTGTGTGGGTCCAAATGGAAAGACCAATACGGTAAAATAGGTAACTATGGTAAACCTAAACCACATAGAGCAAGAAAGACCTCTTGGAATTTTTCTCATCTCAGGACATTTAGGTCTTTTTTATTTAACTTAATTGATGACGAAGATTTACAGTTTGAAGGTTCTTATTTTAAAGCCGCGTGTGATTTAGGTCATGGAATTCCTATTTTAGAGATGTGTGGTAAGGAACACTTTCATTATATAGATGAACCATTATACACATACATATGGCACGACAGACAGTCTTATTCTGATAAAACAGATTTTAAAGATAAAACCTTACAGGGGAGAACTGCAAAGTACATTTACAGTTTAAAAAGTTATTTACCTGTCACTATGGGTGAAACAACAAATAAACAAAAAAACCGTAAAAAGTTTAATAGTATAGATGTTGTAATCAAATATTTAAATGAGGAAAAAATAATTAAAAAAGAACGTAAAGATATTAATTATAGTGAGGTTAACAAATCGTTAAAAAGTGTTAAAAATAAAGAAAAAAGAGTAACGATTAAACAAAATAAACCTAATAATCGGAATGACTTATTCAAGTTAAAAAAAGAAATTTCAGATATTATTAAGGGTTTTTCACCTAATGAAACGAATGTAATAAAACAAACCAAATCTAAACCCGTTATACAAAATACAAATAAAGTCTATATCCCAAAAAATACCCCATCAAAAAGGGTTGAAAAAAATAATGATGGTCTTAAAATACAAATAGGTTCTGTTGCGGAATTAGCAAATAAATGGGGGTTTGGCGACAGTAAAAGAAAAAAAGGTCGTTGATATGAAAAATATGTTTAAGGAAAAAATTAAAAACTCTCATTTCCATAAATTTTCAGGTATTGCCCCGGAAGGTTTTATAATGATACCTGAAAAAACTTTAGAACGATTTAAAGACTCAAATTTTTGGGAGGAATGGAAAAATGACCATTCAATATTAGAGAAGTATTCAATCGAAGATACTAAAGATAATTTTTAACTTTAAATTTGTCAATTTTAATTATTATTCGTATATTTGTTATATCAAAAATAATAAACATGACTGAGATAGAAGTTCAAAAAATAATTAACGAAGTTTACCCTAAAATAGAGAAACATTACGGATACTCTAAATTTGTTCCGGAGTGTACTCCTTATGTGGAAACTCATTATAACATTTATGCTAGATATAGTGGAGAGCCTGAAGCAAAAGGTGATGAGGATGGATGCCACGCCGAATACGATAGAACGGATAATAGTATTGTTATCTATTGGCCTAATATGGTAAGTAGAAAACATGTTATTCAAACTTTAGTCCACGAATATCAACACTATTTACAGTCACCAAGCTGGTTTAAAAGATATTACAATATGGGTTATGAGTATTCAAATCACCCATATGAAATACAGGCTTATAATGAAGAAAAAAATTGGGCACTTTTCAATTAATAGAGTATTTATTCTGATAAACATTTAATAAAAAAAATTATGACAAATGACCAACAAAATGGGAATACTCAAATTAATAGTGAGAGAAGTAACTTTAATCGTAAAGTATCTGTCTTATCAATATTGGGAAAAACCAAAAAAGTACAATGGGATAGTAGAAGAAGGTATCGAAATATATAAGTAAAAAATGAATATATTAGTATTAGGTGACGGATTATTAGGGTCTGAAATTATAAATCAAACAAAATGGGACTATATGTCTCGTAAGAAAGACGGTATAGAAGCCTCACTTTTTAATGAGTGGAAAAATGATTTGTCAGAGTATGATGTAATTTTAAATTGTATTGCAAATACAAATACGTACTCAGAAAATAAGGTAAGTCATACAGATTTAAATTATCGTTTTGTTAGAGATTTGGTATCATATTGTAATAAATTTAATAAAAAATTAGTTCATATATCCACAGATTATATTTATGCTAATTCAGACAATGATAGAAAAGAAACTGATGTTCCGGTTCATCACTCAAGTTGGTATGGATATACCAAATTATTAGGGGATGCTCATGTTGAATTAGAGTGTGATAATTTTTTAATTTGTAGGTTATCACATAAACCCACCCCTTTTCCTTACAGTGACGCTTGGTTTGATGTAATAACTAATGCCGATTACACGCCAAAAATAGTACAACTACTTGTGGATTTAATAAATAATAATGGGATTGGTGTCTATAATATTGGGACTGAGGTAAAAACTATATTCCAATTAGCAAGTAAAACTAAGGAAGTTAACTGTATCTCATCACCAAATAACGTACCTAAAGACGTTACTATGAACATAAATAAACTTAAATTAAATAAAATATTATAAGATGAAATATATCGCACTTGCCATCACATATTTATCTTTTTTCACTCTAATAGGGTATAGCTGTCATATTTCTATGAGTTTAACCCCTTTATGGGCTTTATTATTGGGACCAACAATCATCAATTCAATTAGTAAATTTAATGAAAACCAATAACTTTTTTACTAAACATTATATTTATTGTAAGATGTTTAAAAGGTAATAAAATAAAACATCACTATATTAAAATAGATTTATGTTGACGTCAGAAGTAATGATTGCCTTTATTACAGGGGTTTTAGGTCCTGTTCTCTTATTGGTTGTTAAAAATATAATAGAAAAGAAAAAATTGAAAAAACCTGATATGGTTTTAGATGCTTTAAAAATCAGTAAACTTGTTGAAGGTAAACTGGAGGATATTAAAGATGAGTTTAAACCTGACCGTGTTTGGGTAACACAATTTCATAATGGTGGAC